CCTGCTGCAATCAAATACACCCGTATGAGCGCATTAAGAGAAAAGTGATCAGGATCATCACTCCAACAATAATCAGATGCAGGTATATCGCGAATATTGTATTCATTGTCTCCCGTGATTGCCATTGATCATCCTCCAGCCGCTTTCTTAGCGATCTCAATAACTGCCTTTCTTGCCTCGTCATGTAATGCCTCCAATCTCTTCTGTGTCTCCGCTTCTACATCCTCGCCGACAAGGTTACCAAACCCGGCGCTGACAATTTCTGGGTACTGATCTTTAACTTGCATTTCTAATTCCGGCGTGTATTCGTCAAGTTCAAGTTCTGACAGATTGCGCCTGATTTCCTCTTTTGTGATTGCTTTGCCCTCTATTCCAATCTTAACCTGTTCGCGCATTTCGGCGCTGCGGTCAATGTTCGGGCGCTTGAGTTCAATCCTGACATTGTAATCCTCATATCCGTTTGCAGTTAGCAGCGGTTTGAAAAAGTCCTCGAATGCCTCTTCGATCCATGCCTGGGTGCCTCCGATATAGTTCGCCCATATCTGCGCGGCGCCTTTATCGCTCGCGCCCATCGAGTTTCCTTTTTGCAAAACGGTTGTCGGATTGAAATATGACTCAATCCACTTAATCAGCATTTCAAGGCGCTCAGCGGCGGTCTTGCTTTCGCGGATCTTGACGTCCGGGAAGGACACGCCCGGCGGGATCACATATGAGGTATTCTTGCCCCAATTTTTGACAAATGATTTGGCCCATGTCTCTAAGACCTGGCCGCCGCTTTCAAGCATCGGGAAGATCGACGGCGCGCCGACACGGTTTACCTGCTGATCGCTTGCCTTGTTGGCAAAGTCGATTGCAGCGATTATAGGATATACCGGAGCGGCGTATGCCTCTCCTGCTGGTTTTGGTGCTGTCGGATCGGTGATGATCACGCCATTCTGGATCTGCACCTGTTTTAATCCTGTGCCCTGAGTCTGCCAGATCTCAGTCTCGCCTTTGTCGTTGATGATGATCCCCGGCATAAGCTCGTTTTGTATGTCGCCGTGCCCTGGATACATCGAGAAAGTGTGCGCCGGAAGGCTGCGGATCTCCTGAAGCTCTAATTTGCCTCCTTTGCGCACATATCCGGGACTTTTGACGGATGCCCCGAACGCAACGGTTTCATACCAAGCGATCTGCATTGCGGGATACGCGCTGCATTTTTCGAAAGTCTCTCTGATCCATGTTGTCAGGGTTTCGTCGTGTTCCCCGTCGGCATCCTCCACCCAGATATCAGGTCTTCCGGGGAAGATCTGAACCTGCAAATTCTCTATCTGCGTTGCAAGGTGGATATTCCTCAACCATTTATACGCGCGTTCCGGTGTTACCGCCGCCGGTGTGTATGATCCACTCGCCGAAAGCGCCAGTCCTGTTTCCTCACCCTCTGCCGGGCCAGTTTTTTTAACTGCCATCTATTTCTCATCTCCTGAATATACACACCGCCCGGTATTATCCAAAATTACAGTTTTTAGGTTGCACCCATGATCGATCAACCAATATTTACATTTTGTATTTGTGCATACTGCGATCACGTCCTCTTCGGATAACATGCCTAACTTAAATCTAAATTTTTCTTTTATTTCTGCCATCTAAACAAACCCCAAATCTGTATTTGTATCGGTGTAATCCTCAAGCGGGCAACCCCATGGAATGTTTGCATCATATACCAAACTGCTTTTTATATTGTTACAATAATACCCCTCAAAACAATACCACGGGCAATCCACACACGAAAAAATCTTTTCTGTTGTGTTTTTCAATCTAATCTGTTTAACTACCATAATCCATCTTCCTCCTTAACTCCTCCAAAGCCAGTAAATATAGATAGGTTTATATCTATATTATCCTTTCCGATGTCGTCCTCCAGGCTATACCTAAGGCTGTCGATCGTGTGATTGTCCTTATCCTCAAGTTTGCTCTTTATCTCGCCGTCCTTGTCAATCTGGTAATCAATGTTCTCAAATTCGCGGGCCGTGTTCGGTGTGCGCTGATAGTCGATCACAATCTCCTCCAGATCATCAAGCCAGCGCTCTCCGGTCTCCACACTCCCGGGGCCTTTCTTCGCGCCGGTAATATTGATACCATACGTCCTGAGTTCGTCAATGCTTTTTGGTTCGGCAGAATCCGCAATAATCAAATCGTTCTCGTATCCCTTGCTTTTGATCCATTGCGCAACCTCTCTGTTGCTTTTCTTCACTCCGAAAAACTCATCGAGGACAAACACTTTCCGGCGCATCTTGTCGTAATGCAGGCGCACAAATGCGAAAGCGTCTGCAGCGTATCCCCAGTCGATACCCTGTCTAATCTGGTCGTATTGCGTGATCTCCTCGTCGGTAATCCGGCGGAAGGATAAATTCTCAAATGGCACGATCCCGCCCCCGATTGGCTCACCCATGAAGATCCAATTGTATTTATGCGGTGAAAGTGCCTTAACTGATTCTGCCTCCTCAATGAATGCCTGTGACACATACGGGTTATCAAGATATGTGGAGTGATGCACATAGACATTCGGGTTTAAAAATTGCGTGTTGTATTTCTTATTCACCCAGTTTTGTTTACGTTTTGGCGGGTTATAGGAAAAAAAAATAGAATACTGTAACCCTGGCGGCAATTCAGCGCGTATAATAGAATTAACAATCACGCCCACTTCGTCCTCTGATTTAAATTCGTCAAGCTCCTCAATCCATAGGATCGCGATCGGGTGTTTGGAGGTCTTGATGGACTTGATCTTCTCCGGCTTATCGGCGCCCCGGAATAAAATCCGCGTGCCGGTTGGTATGTATTTAAGCCCAAGCGGGGATTTACGAATCTGCCAGTACGCCCCGACGCCCAGAGCGTCGATTGCCTCAAGCAACTGCTCAAAAACCGAGTTTTCAAGAGTTTCCCCAACTTTGCGCACCACAAGCCCATTAATTGGCCATTTCATCAGCGCATATATAAACCTGCGGCTAATTGTGGTTGATTTGCCGCTATTCCTGCCCCCCTTAAAGACCTTTGTCGTATATTTATCACAGTTGGCCCACGCCGGATGAAAGGCAGGCGCTATGATCTCACTGATCTTTATCTTCGATGTCGTCAATTATCTGGACCCCTACACTGCCCGACATTTCAACATCCTGTTTATCACGCCATTCTGTTGGTTTTCGGTTTTTTAGCCAGAATATCATGGCTGTGGTATCGGGCGCGATCTCCTTCTCTGTTATCTCCTGCCGGGTGCTTCCATCCGGCAATTTAATTATTTTTTTCTCTGTTAATTTTTTTGCACCCGTTGCGCGCGAGAATAAGGTATCCTCTATCTCTTTATCAATGATTGCCTTGCCCTCGTCGGATGCGGTCTGACAATCCTGATATTTTTTGCGCCATCTATGCAGCGTTACACGTGTAATGCCTAATAAATCCGCGATCTCTTCATCGGTTTTGCCGATTGTTGCCAGCCCCCGGATCAGTTCCGGGTGTTTATCTTTGTTATATTTCACCATTTTTTTCACACAAATGATTTAATTCCGTCAAAATACTCCTTATAAAACTCACAGATGTCAGATCCAATCGTAATACACCCGTTCTCAGTGCGCGGATTGGTATTTATATTTGCGCTGGACTCGATCCCAAATGCAAATTTAGATCCATATCCTGCGAAAATCTTAGAGTGGTTGCGGAATACAGCAACACGGCCGCCGGTTCCCTCACAGATTGGCTTTAACGCTGCAAACTGTACAGAATATTGTTTTGGGAAGATCTCGCCGACATAAGCGTCCAGTTTTTTTATTTTCCCGGACTCTACCCAATCCTTAAACTGCAATACGTCCTCTGTCGCCATACACCACGTGCTGAATAGGCAATACTCAAGATCTTGCTGTCTTAATACAAGCTTAAGATATGACAGCGCGTCCACATCCCCGGCCGTGATAAAATGATATGAATCTCCGTCCTGAAAATCAAGATCAACAATGTCTAACAGTTGCGTCTCGCTAAAGGCTCGCCGGTATGTGTCGCGGCTGTTGCGCTTAAGCACCACCGATCTTGTCTTTGGCGCGCTCAGATCATCAAACGATATTGCACACTGCCCACATGATGCATCAGAAAAAAACGAATCCTCCCAGATGTCGTTTTCTTTTTTGGTGTTACAATCCATTTTTATTAACCTCTATATAAAGCGCTTAAAATAGTTATGTTTTTCCTTTGTTAGAAAAAATTAATTTGTGATTTTTGCCTCTGCAAAGTCTGAGTCTGAATCATCTCCATATACCATAATCTCTCCAACATCTGACAGCACTTCATCAATACCATACAGTTTTGCATTTGGTTCCATTTCATATCCAACTGATTTTAGGTGATCCATTAATACAGCCAGTGATTTAAATTCTGTTGTTGCTCCATTTGTTTCGTGTAGTTTATACATTTTCTTTCATCTCCTTTGTTACAATATAATATTAGACTTATAAGTATATAATACTTTCTAAAATAGTTATGTTTTTCTATCAAATATCATCATACTCCGCAAATTCAGATACCAACTCTATTTCCCATTCGAACGGATACCCCCAATTTTCTTCATGCTCTCCCTCCGGTAACGTCAGCTCAACCGGAATCCCCCCGCAATTATAAATCCGTGTTTCGTCAGTCATTCTCTCACCAACTCCAAAAAG